CAGCTCCGCGAAGTCCTGCAGCTGTTGGGGGGTCAGTGTTTCTTGGAGGGCATTCCATGCAGCCAGCTGATGGCTGAGGCCTTTGAAGTGCTTGGCAGCGTCAGCGAGTCGTATCAACGCCATGGCTCAGGGGCTCCTTGGGGAAGATCTGAATGTTCTTGATGTCAAAGGGCAGTTGCTCCCAGACATCGCAGTTGATGGCGATTTCCCAGGCCATGTCTTCGGACTGCGCCATGACAACGGTCTGGAATGACCCGGAGATCTTTTTGCCACCTGGTCCGACGAAGAGACCAGGCAGGCGGATGACCCATGCTCTAGGCCTTACTGGTGGATCGTTGAGGGATCCAGCTTGTTTTGCCATTGGTTTTGGGGAGGTCCGCCAAAGCAACCCCAAGAAACTGCGCATCAAGAGCCCCATCAAGATTTCCCATAAAGGCTTCCAATTCCAGATCCCAGAGTTCTGACTTGCGTTCTGCGATGGCACGGTCTTCATCAATGGCGAGGGATTCGTTCCAGTACTGGATGGCACCTGCGACTGCATCAAGACGGTCGTCGTGCTGCAGGCAGTTCTTGTCGACGGTGATGTGGGTCAGCTGATGAAACAGCTGATAGCTGAGTTTGACCTCAGCGGAGTCATCATCACGACCACGGCTGTCGTTTTCAACGACGGAGCGGTTGACAATCAGTCGATGCTGGTTCAGGACCGGCTCTAGGGCTGAGATGATCCGCCGTTCCTTCTGCATATTGGAGCGGACGGCCTCCACCGTGCAGGGGTGCTGAACGCGGAGGTATGGCTTGAGCAAGGCCTCCAGCATCCCTTGACCGAACTGGTCCTCCAGAAGGATGAGGTTGACCTTATGGCGTTTGGCCGCGGCTGCTAGGCCTTCAAGGACTGGATCGGTGTAGCCCTGGCGGAAGGCACCGACCTCCAGGAGGAACAGGTTGCCATTGAGATGGGCAACAACGGCATAGGCGGTCTCGTCAGCGCCACGACCGGAGGGGTCAATGAACATGACGCAGCCTTGGAAGGGCAGCCAATCGCCGTGCATGAAGGCAGGGCGGTGGTAGTAGTCACCGGAGAAGCCAACTGCCGGTAGGTCCGTGATGCGGTATTCGGCACCGGACGACCACACCAGCTTTTCGGGGGCATGGTCTGCGACCTCCATGACCATGAGGTCAGATAGACGCAGCGGGAACCGTTCAAGGTCCGACAGGCTGGTGTCTAGTTGGAACTGCAGTGCAAAAGCGGAACGTCCGTAGCTGACTTCCCGTTCCAGCAGGTCCATTTCAGAGAAACGACCGGGGTCAACGGGTTTCCCTTTGAGATCAATGCAGCCTTCTTGGACGACAGGCGCCAGCAGGTCTCCGTACTTCTCCGGCTTGTCGGGGTAACGAGCAGGCCAGATACGGGATGAGAAGCCCTTATGGAGCAGCTTGTTGTAGATGGACTCCTCGGTTTGCGGTGTACCGAGGTACATGACCTCACCACCGGGCTTGAGGATGGCGTTGTATTCACCAACAGCTGATAGCAGCTTCTCTCGCATGGAGACGGACCACGACGTCGTCGGTGTTTCGATGTCATCCGGGATGATCAGGTCCGCACGAGAGCCAGTGATCTGACCAAAAATGCCCACCGATTTGACTGATGGGCTCTTGTCTGGCTTGGCGGGTCGTACGTCAAAGGCATGAACGGCAGAGCGCTGCTCTTCCCGTTGTGGTTCCAAGCAATGCAGGATCTGCATATCGCGGATCAACTGCAGACAGAAGGTGGTGAAGTTCTTGGCTTCCGCCCCAGAGGCGGAGTTGACCATGATCTTCTGCTGAGGGTCTAGCCGTAGGCGCCATAGGACAAAGGCCGCGGCCATCCATGACTTACCAACACCTCGATAGCCCTGGATGATGCGGCGCTTTGGGCCGTGCTGCATGTACTCAGCAATGTCCAGCTGGATTGGTGTGGGGTCAGGAAGTGCTAGGTGCTTCCAGACGACACAGAGGAAATATCTGAAATCAGAGCAGTAGGGCTCTGGAAGGTCATGCCATGTGGTTGCCCGTTGGACAGCCATCAAGCAACCCGACGACGGGGCATCTGTACGACCTTATCGAGATCAGGCAGTGCAGACACCAAATCACCAAACGGTGTGCCTTCCACTGGCTGAGCACTGATGTTGTTGTCCTTGAGGAACTGCCGCAGGACGGATAACTCGGAGCTGCTGATGGTGCCGTCTTGCAGTTTCTCCTTCAACAGCAAAGCCAATCCCATGTGGAGATCAGCCAGTTGGTCATTGATGTCGTTGCTTCGCTTAGCCATGACGACGTCAGCTGTCAGTACTGAGGAGGAAAAGGACAAGCCTTATCCCTCCAGATAGGCACCCACCACAGGCACCGTCAACAGTGTAGGGCTTGCTCATTCAAGAGATTCGCTGAACACACGGTTCATCCGCCCCTTGGTCGCTACAGGCCCTACGGACACCAGGGCAGGGTTCAGAAGGTAGAAGTCGGTCCCGTTGTGGGGATCTTTCCCTTTGGTCAACAGAAGCTCCTTCCTGAGCCTTGTGAGGCTGCTGATGACATGCGGCTGCTGCATCCGCAACCGCTGAGCCAGCTTCTCCACCGTGACCGTGATCTTGCCCGTCCGCCAGCTGGCGTAGGCCATCAACGCCCACAGGACAGCCATGTCCCGTAGCTCCAACCGACGCTCGCCCACCAGGTCGATGCACCGGTCCATTTCCAGCATGTGGGTCTTCACGAACTTGGACTCGTCGTCCCATTTAGACTTCATTGGTCAGCTCCTGACTGACGGCCCCAATCTCAAACTCCCCACCTGGTCCTGGCCGGCCTAGTGGGGAGAAGGGGTTTCACATGGCCGAGTGTAGCCGGCCTTTACCCTCGGGGTAGTACTTCCCTTCCAACGGCAGGGCCGTTTGAGAAATCTCTCTATATCTCAATAAAGGCGACCATCAGCCCATAGGGCAGCCCCTGCTGCCCGGTGACACTGAACCGCGTAGCGGCGTAGCCGCGAGCCCATAGACCCTTCCAACCACAGTTCCCCTTGGTTCTCCAGGTAGGCGGCTAGATCGCCGCTAGCCAAAACCAACAGCCAATCCATCCACCATTTCCCCATACACGCCTGAGACCCACCCTGTTCAAACCTCCCAGGTCTCACCAGGGTTCACCTCAGTACACCATATTGGAAACCCCCAAAACCCCCATCACAACTGGGTTCAACCCTGGCTAACTCCCCCTCAACCAACTTTTTATCCCGAAAATCTCAGGGGCTTTCAGGTCAACCAACTTTTTGTTCGGAAAATCTGAAGGGCTTACGCATAGTGCGGACGTCGTCGTCACCCCCCATAGGGGGTCCACGCGGGGTTTGCGTGTCCAGGGTGGGGGCTTGGACAGGCCTGGGGTGGACGCTGGACAGCGCAGAACCCAGTCACCCCAAGGCGTCCTAGGTGTCCGCGTACCTGCATGGATGACAGGTGCGCCAGAGGTGGCCAGGGGGCTCGTGGGGGCCTGCTGGGGGTGGGGTGGCCCTGGTGGGCCAGGAGCAGGCTGGCTGTGGGTTGTGAGCCGCCCCAGGCACCACTGACGACCAAGTGGAACCAGGGTCGGGAGGGGATGCGATCGAAACGCTCGCCAGCCACCAGCAATGGTGGTAGGATGGAGGGGCAGCGGGTGAAGGCCTGCTGCACACCCACCACGCACCTAGACAAATGCAGATCACAGAGCGGGCCTCTAAGGCCGAGATCCTCTCGGCTGCCTGCGAGCTGGCAGATAGCCAGGCTCAGCAGATCGAGGCCCTACGGCAGCAGCAGACAATCCTCCTGGCTCTTCTGGGCCTGGTGGCTGTTCTGGAGCTGCTGTGATGGAAGCTCAGGACACCAAGGAGGCACTGCTTAGCTGGGCAGGCCGCACCGGTCGCTATTCAGTGGACGACCTGGAGGCGATCCTCAAGGGCCACGGCGAGACGTTGCGCAGCTGGGTGGACGCCTGCGAAGCCCATGGCTTCCAGGCTGTCTACAACGCCGAAGCAGTGCTCACCTGGCTGGGTTATTGACGACAGCACTGAGGCCCTACGGGCCTCTCTGCTGCCCTCTATGGGTGGCACCCACCACAGACCACAGAACCATGACAACCGAAGAAAGAGAGCGGATCAGCAGTGCCGAGGCGAATGCCGAGGCCTGGTCTGATGAGATCACCGCCGCCTGGGAAGCCTTTGGCTTCTGTTGTGAGGAAGGAGAGGGCAAGTACCTCTCAAGGGAGGCCAAGGCGTGCTTGAAAGAGCACGGCTACGACGGCACCAATTACAACGAGGTGGCGGATCTCATTGAGGAGACCATGCGCGAGAGCATGCTGAGCGTCGAGATCCGGGATGGCTGGCGATGCCCTGGTGACGGGGCGTCGCTGGACCCAATGGAGTTTCGGATTCTGCTGACCACTGGGGGCCCTGCTTTGCGAGTTATGGGCGAGCTTGATAACGGCGAGCCGATCCGCTGCTGGCTTGAGATTCAGGACTGGGGGACACCTTGGACCCGGCATTTCAGCCGCAGCGCTGAGCGTGCAACGGCCCTCCGCTGGTTTGCTGGCCTCTTCTATTACGAGGAGGCCTGAGCCATGCTGTCGCGCTTTGCTGTTCCGCTCTTTGCGATGAGCGCTAGCTCCCTGCTTTGGCTGATGGCCTTGGCAGAGCTAGCTGAGCAGCCGGTGACCCACACCGGCACGCAACCCATCCACCACGTCGCACCATGACCGACTTGCAACACGTCGAGCGGGTGATCTTTCCAGGGTCAACCGTTCAATTCATGCGCACCACCTCCAGTCACACGGGATGGTGCGCCATGGCATACGAGCAGGGTTTGCCGGTTGCTAGCCGCACCATTACCGAGGACCAGGTCCTGGAGTACATGGGCAAACGGCAGCACTACACCTGCGACACCTGACCTCAGCACTGAGGGGCTACGGCCCCTCTCTGCTGGGCTCACCCAGCACCCACCACCTACAACCCACCACCAATGGCAACCAAACAACAGCTAGAGAACCAGCTGACACGCTGCGAAGAGGAGATCCTGGACACCTGCCGGGCCAGCTGCCACGCGCAACTGATGCACGACAGCGAGGCCATCAAGCGGACCGAAGCCCGCCTGTATGCCCTAAAAATCCTGGAATCACAGCTGCATGCCGCCTGGCGTCGCACCCCTCTGTAACGGTTCACGACAACGCCCCAGCCACCACCGGCAGGGGCGCCATGCTGGCCCCGCCTGGCCCCAGGGCCGGGCACTACCCACCACCACCTCATGACACATCTTCATGCGTTGGGTGCAGCTGTTGTGTTGGCTGTAACCCCAGTACACGGACAAACCAGTGGCTGTTACCCCTCTCTAAGTGGGGGCTACAGCTGTTCAACACCAACCATGACCTATCAAGTGCAACCCACTGCGTTGCCTGGGCAATGGGCCATCAGTGGACAAGACAACAACGGCAAGTTGTATGGCTGTGTCGCACAAGAGACCTTGACCGGCGACATCATTAGCAGCTGCCAATGAAACGACCACACCTGTTGTTGACCGAGGCGTCGTTACGCCTATTTGCTGAGGGCCATTCGGAATTGGCCTATGACTTGCGTCGACTGGCGTTGAAGTGGACGCCAGAAAGCGAGAAGCGCCTGATCCATGGCCCTGAAACCATTGATGACGACACCGACTACGACCACCTTTCTCCTATCCACGACCTATGAACTTGCAAAGACCTACGGACGCGGAACTGTGCGAGCTGTATCGCAACTGGTGGCAGGACTCATACGGCAATGTGCCCAACGCGCAAGCGACAAGCATCGCCGCGGCCTTCGCCCGCCATGTGTTGACCACGTATAAGGAGAAGGACGATGGCTCAACTTCCTGAGTCACAAGTGATGGCACGGGTCAGACACGAGGTGCTGACTGTCCTGTATCACCAGTTCCCCAAGGCCTTAGGGCAGACAGGACTGGTCGAAGCCATCAAGATGCCGTTCCTCACCCGTGACAAGCAATGGCTGCAGGATTCAGTGAAGGAACAACTCCAGGTGTTGCA